CCAATCCAACACACTACAAGAGGCTAGAGGCAATACCACTAAAAGCATTAGTGATACGCTTAAAACGACGTTTCTAAATTTAAACATACTTTAAGTACTCTTCATTCGATCTAGGTAATCATCGTCGGCCACATCCTCAGCAGAGGTTGGGTTTTCCATGCTACCTTCGTGAGATGGAAGAAGTGCAGTTGCTGCCCCCTTCACATCCTCATAATCCTCCAGCTTTACGAGAGCATGAATATCGTGGAGGGAATCCATCCATGCTGCAATTTCTGCCTTACTCCCAGTCTCCGAGGACTTAGGACGAGGCGCAGACTGATCATACTTAGGCCATTGACCTTCCATGATCTTCACAATCTTAAAGTCATGCCCAGTTTCGAGATCGGTGATATCACCAAAATCTTCATCCAGCATCGCAGCGATAATCTTCTTAAAGAGAATAACGCCAACAGAAAGAATCTTTACGTCTCCACTCTCACGATCCACTACATTCATGTAGTATCGAGCGCGGGGCTTAATTTGACGAGCAAGATCTTCATCCTTATTTGGCTCCTTCCAAAGGGAGTAATAAGAATCACACAAAGGACAAGGCTCACCATGAACCTTTCGACAATGAACATTCTTTACCTGTCCATCACCAGACGGTACCCTATGAATCTTCGTCTCAGCGTAGAACATAGTATCTTCATCTTTACCAGGAAGAATGCGAATAGCATTCGTTCCTTCTTGGAGTTGCATAAAAGTAGAGAGGAAATCAGAATTAGACTTCCCACCACCAGGGGTGCTGAGTTCAGCGTGTTTCGCCCGAAGGGCATTCAAATCAATAGCCATGTTAAAACCTCCTATGGTCAGTTGGGCCAGTTACAGTATTATAGTCAGTGTTCGTAAATTTTTTAGATTATCTATACAAATTTGTCTCGGCGCGACGATTGGATGATAGCTGTACCAGCATATCCTTCTTATGGTCCAACGAAGACACCAAACCCTTTAGTAGAGTATACTTCAAAGAGGCACTATTTACTTTTTCCGTGTATGCTGCAAACTCCAAAGAAGACTCCACAAAATCATCTAAATCTTTTGCGGTTTGTTTAATGGGAGTAGAAGCCTTTTTATCCTTTCTTGTTGTAGCCATATAAGTGGTTAACTTCAACTGAGCCTCATCTAGCTTATTCTTAGCTATTGACAAAAGACCTTGATAGTAAGAATATACTGAAGACTGCCTAGCCATCTCCTCGTCAATTTCATGCTTATCGAATTGCGTTACCGCGTCAGCCAGATCAACATAATTTTCCCAGGACAGATCGTTAAGAGCCTCTAACAAACTTTGTGACTTATTCATAACTGTTACCCATCTTGAATAGAAACTGATTAAGCTCTTCCTGACTCACAGCTTCTTTCAAATTAGACGGATGATTATTAGTCAGATCACCATCCTTATGGATTACCGCTAAACCATTATTAGGGGCATGTTTCTTCATCATTTGGGGCCATCTCTTGTGGTGAAGGAGAAATACTAAATGAGACACATACAAATCCTTGGCGTTCTTGGCAGGAGCAGTTATACTCACCTTCATATGACCTGAATCTGGAGCAATACGAAACGTCATCTTTTTTGGCATACCATAGTTTGCGTTTGCAGAATGCTTTGTCCACACCTCTACTGCCCCCGTAGAAGTGTACCTGAGCGTGTATCTATCCGCTGCTTCCTCATAAGTTGGGTAACGAGTCCTCTTGTTCTTTCTTGGCTTCTTTCTAGTAACTGAATTAGTCCCATTTTTAGAGTGTCCCGAAGAGGCTGACGCTCCTCGTAAAAAATCTCCCTTAAATCTTTCTACATCTTCCATACATGGAAGATTATTATCTAACACCTGTGTCAACTGAGGGGCAATATTGCGACACTCCTTTAAAAACCTGTCAGGATTTAGATTAGCTAAATCTCTACCAGCTTGAACAAAAGTGGCAGCGGCAAACTCTTCCTTAGATTTATCGTAATAATCAAACATTCATACTTCCTATTTTCTTAACAAACAAACAAAATATCCCATAATTCGGGATTCAAATTTTTAAACATCAAAAAAGATCTACAAGTGGTCTCTGTAACAATCTCATTTGTTGTTTCTATGTTATCACTCATACCTTCCTCAGGGCCTCCCAGCCCTAAAGTCTCCATTAGCACATGGCTGCACTCATGTATAATAGTATGATGAGCTTCTTTTTCACTCATTCCTTCTTCTAAAGTAATCGTAAACTTATTGAAGTCTGTGATCCCGTAACACTTAGCCCCGTCATCATCTTTGAGATTTTTTTTCAAAACAAAGAGAAACGTTGCCCACCCAGCGTTAAATTCCAACGGTATCTTAGACAGTATTTTAGTCTTCTTCGTCATATTCACCTTCTGACATCCTGAGAACATTATAATCTACATCCATGGGGACAGTAAACCTCGGGCGACCGTTTCTAGACTTAACAACATAAGCCCTCATTCGGCCAGTATCAAACTCTTCCTCGCTTTGGTTGAGGGATACCGCAAAGTCGCAAGTACGAATTTTGCCATACGAGTCTCCCAACTCTGCATCTGTAATAATTTTAACCGCTCTGCCTTGCCTATTGGTCTGCGTAGCTGTCCATACCAGAACTCTGGACTCCATAGACAAACCTCGTAGCTCTTCAGCGATCCTTTGTTGTGCCTGATACTCATGTTGGTTTTCCCTCACAGGTCGCAACAATTCCAGGTAATCAACTATAATAACATCAGGGACAAATTCTTCATAGTTACGCAGTTGAACCAGCAAAGCCCTAATAGTATTGACAGTGGCTGTACCTGTTGGAAACTCCTTAATTACCAGCTTACCACCAGGGAAGTTAGTTCGAAAAATACTTAGCCTTTCCTGGACCCGAAGCTGGGCGGAAGGATCCTTTAGCTGCGCCTGGGGGATGAGTGTCATTACAGAATCAAACCTCTGAGCAATCTTATCCTCCGACATCTCCAATGACACGTAGAGGACCTTTCTACCCTCAGTCATTGATTGTACCGCTTGATTAACAAGCCACAGGGACTTACCCACTCCAGGAGGGGCAATAACCATAGCCAATTCCTTCTCCCCTAGACCACCCTCCAGTGATTTATTTAAAGAGGGAAGGAGCGTCTTATACTTATCTCTCTCTTCCGCGTTATGGGTTCTATCCCACCTATCTTTTATATCAGAAAAGTATTGTTGACCAATATCAACACTTCGACTAACGGTGAGTGCCTCTCTCACCAAGTTCTCCGTCTCCTCCATCCTGTCTTCCTTAATTAAAAGGAGGGACTGCTTGATGGCATCCTTCATAGCTTCCCTCTTTGCGAAGGTTTCTACAAGGTCTAGGTAATAATCACTCCCCTCTAAGGCAGAGGTGTTTAGTTTATTAATATAGATAATCTCATCTGTGTAATCATGAAGTGATTCGTTGGAGGGCTTAGTAGCTCTAACCTCCTGTTCAATGAAATCGTCTGTGGGGAGAGCTTTATACTTCTCATAGTGATCCCTAACTACCGAAAAGAGCTTCCCATGTACTGGAAATTCAAAATAATGAGGCTTTACTAAGTTAACGATTTGCAGGTAGAAATCTTTGTTAGACTTAAGAAGATATAAAATGCCTCTTTGAATGTTCTCGCTAAATTCGTACATTTATTTTTATTGTGGCTTGTAGTTTTGTTTGTGGGGATCAATTCCAATCTTGTTATAGTTCTCAGCACTGGCTTTTTTAGAATCTGATAATTTCTTTCTGACCTCCTCGTCATTCATGCGCCTAGCTCCAATACTATCAATGTATCCCTGGGAGGGGGAATAAACTTTATAAGCCTCAAAACCTTTTGCCATACGTTTTTTACATCCTTCCTGCATAGCACGGTTCATTTCATCAGAAGAACCCATTAGCTCCCCGCCGCCCTTAGTAGTCCATCCTGCTCCAACACCTCCTTTAAAATGAACAGGAATAGATTTGTTCCAGTTCTGCTCACATAAAGTCTTACATTCAGGGCACCTTGTTCTAGATGGATTTTTGGCTACCCTGTATTCCTTATCCCACATTAACTTACAATCGTGACAAACATACTGATAAATAGCCATAATTATATACTACAAGAGCCCCCAGCACACATGTCCATGGTCTCAACTGCGACCTCGTAACGTTCTCCCATGTGCTTTAAAATATTATCTTCAGTAAAGGGGATAGCTTGCAGAGGCTCCCCTTCTTTGGCTCCTGCCCTGTAGACAGTGAGTCCTTTTAAATACCCAGCATAATCAAGAGCTACCTGGGAAAACTCCTCTACTGTAGACGTTGAAGGTAGGTTAATAGTTTTGGAGATGCAATTATCAATATACTTTTGGATCGTAGCCTGAACCTTGATGTGATCATCAGGAGACACATCATATGCTCCTACGAAAGGATCCAGAGACTTCCCTGCATCATACCACTCCTGGAAAAGAGGATCAACTACTAATTGCTCTTTCCAAATATTATTGCTCCTCCACCTACGATTATACATAGCAGCAAAAATAGGTTCAATGCCAGAGGATACCCCATGGAGCATTGAGATAGTACCGCAAGGAGGAATAGTAAGCATAACAGCGTTTCTAATACCATGTCTCTTGATAAGCATTCTAATACGCGCAGGAAGAGTTTTTGCGAATTCTTCATTTAAATATTTCTTAGCATCAAATTCAGCGAAGGGGGTTTTATCCCTCGCTAAATAGATAGACATTTTATAAGACTCATCACGGATAGTTCCGAATAATCTTTCCAAGAATTCCAGACACTTCTCTCCACCATAAGTAATACCTAGTTTAATAAGCATATAATGGAGACCAGTGACACCCAGTCCTACTCGTCTAGATCTTTGAGCTACTGTCTTACATTCATCCGTAGGAAAAGTATTAATTGTAAGAACATTATCGAGGAATCTTATACCCGTTCGAACAGTTCTTGCAAGGCGTTTCCAATCGAGATCACTTCCATCATCAAGTACCATGTTGCTGAGATTAATATTACCCAAACAACAATTTCCATAAGACGGTAGCGAAATTTCCCCGCAGGGATTTGTTGAATCCAGTTTTTCAAAGTACGAAACATTCGTGTATTTGTTAGCAAGATCAATATTATATATGCCTGGGTCACCAGACTCTACTGAATTTTTCCAGATTCTATCCCACAAATCTTTAGCCTTAAGATCTTGCAGACCAACCATTTCCATCGTATCAGTCCAGCTAACTTTATGAAAAGCATTAGCACGAGCTAAAGCATCATCCTCGTCCAACCCCACAACACTGATTGTTTCAAAATCTTCTTTAAAGATTCTCTTGATAGCATAAGAATGATATTCTTTATTATTAAATGTAAAGTACCAATCTTCATTTAACTCTACAGCTTCCAGGAAACGCTCAGTAATAGCGACGGAAATGTTAAAGTTATTTAGCTGGCCTTTATCAAGTTTAACTGTAAGGAAGTCCAAGAAATCAGGATGAGTAATGTTTAGGATGCCCATCAGAGCAGTCCTACGATTCTTTCCTGCACGCACATGCTCACCCACCTCATTTATCATCTGAAGGACGGACACTGCCCCTGGGGCGGAGTTAGGGACACTACCAATGTCATCACCCCGAGGTCTAATCTTTGATACATTAAATCCAACCCCACCTCCAGCGCAAGAGATTCTATACATATCCTGAACGGTCTTTCCAATAGAATCTACCGTATCTTCAGGGTTGATTACATAGCAGTTAAGAAGATTATGATGTCCTCTATTACGACCTGCTCCAAAAATAATACGACCGCCTGGGATAAAGTCCCCTGACCCTACAGCATCATAAAAAGATTTCTCAGTTCGTTCTTTTTCTTCATCTTTTTCAGCGGAAGCAACAACCTTGGCAATAACTTTTGCTCGCTCCGCCCACTTAGTTTCACCAGGATATGCATACCTAGTTTCAAAAATTTCTTGCCCTAATTCGTTCAGTGTTGTGTTTGCCATATTACTTTTTTATTGTAGAGATACCTTTATTCTTTATGATAGAGAGACGGGGTGAAGAATCCAAGAGAGTCTTCAAATGTTTATTATGTGTGATAATGAAAATTGTTTTGGTTTTCTTAATTTCTCGTAACAGTTGATGCAAGCCGTCAATACCTTCCTCGTCTATATTTTCAGCTACTTCATCAAAGAACAAGAAATCTACATGAGAATTATCCGTTAAGAGAAGAAGATCCTTCAAGCCTAACATCACTGCAAGATTGAGCTTCCTCTTCTCCCCACCAGATAAGGATATATACGGAACCTCTCTCTTTTGTGTCTCAATTTTTTCTGTTAATTCCTCATTAAATTCTACAGAATACTTAGAGTTTGTTAAGTATGATAGGTAAAAGTTACATCTATCATTAAAATAACTTAATATGTTTCTAATAACATATTTTATAACACCTTGTTCAGAGAAAGCTTTTTCCCAAAACCTCATAACCTCATACAAAGTTTTGTTTTCATCCCTGGCTTTCTCAGCTTCCAGACTGGAATCTAGAATCTCCTCTTTCATAACAAAGTAATTAGTTTCATCTCTACACAGGTCCTTATACTTTAAAACCTTAGAGAACTCCCTGGAAGTTATGGGGGCTGGTTTTTTAGAAGCTTTGAGGTCATCAATAATCTTCTCTTGCTTTTTAATAGAGGCTGAAGTTGAGTCCAAGGAATCCTTAGTAGAATCAACGTCTATAAAATCCACCTTCAGCTTAGATCCACAGGCGTAACAAACATTCTCCGCGTTAGGATTCTTTATTAACTCTCTAAGATGATGAACCTCATCTTGCATAACACGGATCTTCTTTTTGCAATCAAAAATCCTCTTGTCTATAGCTTCTATAGACTTCTCTGAATCTAGGATCTCATCCAGAGTCAGACTAAGGACCTCTTCATCATAGGATGCGAACTCTTCCTTACCTTCTTCTACTTCAGTAATCTTACTGTCTAAGCGGTGAATGTTTTTTTCATTCTCATTAATAACCGCTTGCTTTTCTTTAACTCCCTGGTAAAAGGTGGACTTATGCTTTTTAATCCTATCTCTCATCAAAAATAGGTCATCAAGGTCCAGGAAATTTCTTATGATACTACGCTTCTCATCAGCAGATGAATCCAAGAAATTAACATCGTTGGACTGCCCGAAGAACATTGAAGCTAACAGGACCTTATGGTTTATGTTAAGGAAAGATTCTATCTCTGCTTGAGTAGTAGCTACTGATTCCTTAGTTCTGTTATCATCCCCAACGAGAAACTCTAACTTCGTTGGCTTCTTCTGTCTTGTAATAACCACATACTCATTATTATGGATGAGTTCCACCTTAACCACACATTTCTTCTTAGCTTGGTTGTTAACTAAACTATCCTCAGTACTCTTACGGATAGTCTTACCTGTCAATCCAAAATAAATAGCCTCCACCAACGCACTCTTACCTGAGCCGTTTGATCCACCAGTATCATTATTTTTTCCCTTAATTACAGTAAGACCACTATAGTTAGAAAAATCTATAGTGGAATCTATAAAGGAATAAAAATTTTGTATCGTAATTTTATTGATCTTCATCTTTTAGCAACCTATAGCCCTCCATTAATTTATCCTGAGGGATAAGAGAATTTGCGGACTCAACATAATCAGAAATAATAATTTCATTTATAGAGAACAAATCCCTTTCAGGGGTAAAGGTAGATACCTCTTCTTCATTAAAGACGGGAGAATATTTTACGTCTAACTGCGCTACGTTAAGCTTAGAGTAAGGAATAGGATGGTGGTTAGCCCCCACCATCACTCGTAAGAAAGTAAAATAATTGGGGTCATTAATAGTATCTAAATTATTCTCTACCTCCTCAGCAGAATAAACTAAATGCCTAGGACCACTCCAAGGGGTCTTTAGTTGACAGCCTAACACCCTAGACATAGAAAGAGAAGTATCATTAGTGTCTAGGATAGCATAGTAGTTATCTTTAAATGCTTCCCCATAGTTAGTAGTGTAAGGAGTGCCTAAGCAAGTTACTTTAGATGGATTTTCAGGTGTTCCTCCTGTTGTGCTAGAATAGCTGTGGATGTGTCCAAGGTAAGTGAGAGTACTAAAGTTACTAAGGTGAATGCCAAAGTCACTATCACCAACGGAATTAAGACAGCCATCATAACCAAAATGACCAAAAACTGTGTAGCCTGGAGGAACCCGATGCAAAGTTTCAATAATATATTCTTCATTTTCATAGTGCGGAATGTATACCCGCTTGTTAAGGTGGTCGGTATAAGGCGCGGCTATAACTAGCGTCCTATTTGATGGTCTTTCAAACAGCTTAAGAGCAGTAACCCCATCATCAGCTTTGGTTTCACTGTCATGGTTACCTCGTAATATGGTGATAGGGGTGTGAGCTAGTGTAGAAGAGGGCATCCCTGCAATCAAGTCTCTAAAGGCCAGTAGTTCACTGGGGGAGGGCTTTCTATGCATGAAAACATCCCCCATAATAATAACATCATCAGGCTTCTCCTTATCAAAGATGTCTAATACGCACCCTACCTGAGCATCCAAAAGCCCAGGCACCTTAGAGTTAAGATGTAGATCAGTAATTAAGAGTGTTCGCATAGTGCATCCCAACTAACAGGAAAAATCTTAGACAGTATAGTCCCAACAGCCCTAGCATATACTTGAGTCTCCTCTTGGGTATGCTCTTCTGTCCTCAAGTTATACAGATGATGCCAAGCCAAGAGAGTCCCAGTGGTGACTGTAGTAGTTATCATAGACTGGGGAAGGATCATCCTAGCTTGCTCGGCACAAACTCCTGCTTTGAGCATAGAGTTATAAAGGCTAAGAGCATCTCTATGAATGTCATCAACTCCCTCATCCACATCCAACGCATCCCCTAGATCAATAAAATTTGGGGAACTTCCCTGCTTAACATTATCTGCTTTCTCTCTCCAGCAACCAAGAGGGTGATGAAATTCAGGAGAATCACTAATGTATCTCCTGGATACCTCACTCCAGGAAAAACCTACCTGATGTTTACCTAATTGCCTGAACACAAAGATAGGAGCAACGATCCTTAGGGTAGCAGACGGATGACGAAACGGCAGAACATGCTTATGTTTCGCTAAATACTTAATAAGTTTGTCATCCTTCCCGTCAGCAAACTCCTCATGCTCTTTATCAAAGGAACATCGCGCAGCATTTACTACCAAGAGGTCCCCATCAGGAGTGTAATTCATTAACTCTACGGAACCTTTATATAAACACTGAATCTTCATTATATATCGTCTAGTTTTTCTAAGTTTTGTGGCTTACCGTTTTCATCAAAGTGTATATCCACCCCATCTCCAAACGACCTACCAACTTCCACATCAATCTTCATTGGAACATCAAAATAAATATTAAATTTCTCCTTGATGAATGGGTAGTTGACCAACTCATCATAGATAATCTCTAGGCACTTTTCTACATCTTCTTTGTGACAGACTAGCTCTACACTGTCATGTACGGTTGCTACGGGGGTAGCCCTCACAGATTGCTGTTTAAGCCGCTTAGTTGCCCCCAGGAGGCCCGATAAAAGTATATCTGATGCAGTGGACTGGATAGTGAAGTTGAGCCCCTGGCGAGAAGCTCGGCTTTGTACGGAGAAGTCTTTAGAATCAATGTCTGGGAGATTTCTACGTCTTCCAAAGATAGTATAAGCATATTTATTGGTTCTAATGAACTCTTTAACGAACTCCATGTAAGAAAAAATCCCAGGGTATACATTCTGGTAATTCTTAATGATTTTCTTAGCTCTCTTCAAAGAGATGCCTGTAGTCTCCGCTAAATTAAAAGCCCCTCCACCATACACAATAAGAAAGGAGACTGCCTTTGCGATCTGACGCTCATCTTTGGTGATGTTCTCCTTATTGAAGAGCATCTTAGCGGTGTAGGTATGAAGGTCTGCCCCCTCGTTAAAAGCCTTTTGCATATTACCTTCCTTGGCAATATGTGCAAGGACCCTAAGCTCCATGGCTGCGTAGTCAATCGTGATGAAGTAATGATCTTCAGGAGCAATGAAAAAGCTACGGATATTATTCTCCTTATCTCTAGGAAGTGTGTGGAACGACACCCCCATAGGTTTCTTAGCTGTATAAGCAGCACAGGAAAGACGGCCCGTAGCAGTCCCGTCAAACCTGTAGTCTACATAGATCTTTGGAACCCCATTATACGCTACCGCCTTCTTGGTTCCCGCAATGTAGGTTCTTTCTAACTTCTGAGACTTACGTAGCTCCAGTAATTTATTAAGAAACTTTCGGGAATTAACTAGGTCTTCCGTACTTTTCTCCCGCAAGATAGCTTCACTAATCTTCTTACCTTCATCTCTGTATGCCCACTTACTCACGCTTCTCTAGCTCCTCTTCAATTTGCCCAAGCAATAATTTTAATGTCGGTGCTGACACTGAAGGTGAACCCTTCGTGGTCCTATCAGGAGGATACAAAGCAAACCCATCCTCATCGGTATACAATATCTCAATAAGGTCCCCATTTGAGGAAATATTTTGAGAAGTCTTAACTTGGGGGAACTCGTAGAGAGCATCCTCGTCTTCAATATTAACCGACGAAAGTAAACGACCAACAGTGGTAAGTTGGGACTCACTAACCAACATACCTTTATACTCCATCTCGGAGAACGTGGACAACGAAGGCATAATAAGGCTGGAGATAATATTTTCCATGCCTAGCTCCTTAATCTTATCCTCGATCAAGTTAAACAACTTCAGCGTAAAGTAGGAGTCAGCAGCATTGCCTTCACAGCAATCGGACAAGGCCATGTTAGCCCAATCGAAAGTTCTGGGGTTACTAATTGTTAGCATTAGTTAACCACATCCCTTAACAGTAGTAACATACTTGTTGATCCGACTACCATAGCACAGGCGCAACAGAATGTAATTTTTAAACGCACTAAAGTCTCCTTGCAGTCGATAAAATACTTGATGCTCAAGAAATTAATGAAGGGGAGAGAGAATCCTAAAAACATCTGGGCTATGATCTGTTCATGGGCGATCAGATAACCATAACAAGAGGCTACAAAGTCTCCAAGAACGGTTAAGAGAAAGACAGTAAGGTATTTCTTGGGAGTCATTTCCATTAGAGATTCTCCAACTCATCTGCGAAGTATAATTTAACGAGATCCATCAGGCTCTTGGGAGCCGTCTCATTAATGAAGTGGTGCATAATCTTGGTGTCCCACACATTCTTTGTTCTAATCCCATGTCTAAGGAGGAACTTCAAATCAAACTTAGCATTATGAAACACCTTCCTATTCCTGGTATTGTGTAGGATACAACGAACAAAGGTCCACGCCTTGGCAGGATCATTAGTACCGATTCCTTTCCTAAAGGGGCTATCCTTATGATCTAGCGGAACAACGTAAGTCTGGTCAGCGGTTGAAAAAGATATTGTCTGGATCTTATCGGTTAAGAAGTTAAGCCCCGTAGTCTCAATGTCCACAGCTATGGTCTCACGGGTGCCTTGTAGTTTATCAGCTATGTCTTCTACTTCTTGGATCGTTGTCGCCACGACATAAGAGAAGTTTGAGGTAGCTTTCTTGCCAAGTACATACTTTTCGTATGCATTTTTGATGTCGGTTTCGAAGAGGTATCGGTGACGAGGCTCTTTAAGTACGGCATAAGGGTGATAAATAGGAACAACGATAGAAAGATAGCCAGAGTTAGTTGTAAATTCATAAGAACTCCCACGCTTATTAGTTATACCGCTCTTCTTAGTTAGCATTTTCATAGCTAAGTTACCACACGCATAGATGAGGCGCGGCTTTACCTTATCTATGGTAGCATCTAGATGCTCTCGGCACAAGTTCATATCCTTAGGAGTCATATCCCCATCCTTAACGGAGGGACACTTAACTGAGGCTGTGTATTGAGCTTTCCCTGGGAAGATACTCTCGATTAATTCCCGCTCCTTTTTAGAGAAGGGCAGCATGGATCCCATACGATACTTAAACGAGTCTGAGACAAACAGAGTATCTCCTAGCTCTAAATCCTCGTAATCCATGTGCGAGTAAAGGGGTTTACTCTGATCCAGGATGGTACATCCTTGGCA